TAAAGTAGAAGCCCAACTAGATAATGAAGCTCCCGAAGTAATCGCAGCAGTAGCAGCGTTACCTCAAGAAGCTTTAGTATCCTCTCAAATGGAAACACTATTAGCAGGTATGGAGTCGGGTACTGTCCCTACGTGGGCAAAACCCGCTTATGATGTTGTTAATCAAAATATGGCACAACGAGGAATAGATGCTTCTACAGTAGGAAGAGATGCTTTATTTAATGCTATTATACAAAGTGCTATTCCTTTGGCTCAAAGCAATGCACAGGCATTACAAACTAGAGCAGCACAAAATCTTTCTAATGAACAACAAGCAAATTTACAACAAGCTCAATTAGATTCTACTAGGCGAATGAACAACTTAGCAAATCGTCAGACAGCAGAGTCACAGTCAGCGCAGTTTGCACAGAATTTAAATGTTCTTCAGAGTCAGTTTAATCAAGAAAGAGATACTTTATCTGCTCAACAACAACAACAAGTTAGACTACAGAATCTTCAGAACCAACAAAGGACTGCTGAACTTAATGCTCAAAATTTAGCAGCATCTAAATCTCAAAACTTAGGTAATGAGCAACAGATAGAGTTAGCTAATTTAGAAATAAAGAACCAAACTGAACAGCAGAACATGACTGCTGAAAATCAAGAGCGTCTTGCTGAGATGCAAGTAGCTGCTGATTTCTTATCTAAGAATGCAGGATTCACTCAGCAAATGCAACTTGCTAATCTTAGTAATGATCAACAAATGAGATTAGCTAATTTAACTGCAATGAACCAAGCCGATGCAGAATCTTTATCTAATGAACAACAGACAGAACTAGCAAATTTAAATGTTACAATGCGAACTAATCTGGCTCAAGGACGTATAGCTGAAAGCATGGGTGTAGCTTTATTAAGTGCTGATCAACAAAGAGCAGTTGAAAATGCTACAATGAATGCTCGTATGGACTTAACTAAATTTAATGATGCTCAACAAGTAGAACTAGCTAATAGTAAATTTATGCAGACTGTTTCTCTCTCAGATTTTAATGCTAGACAACAGGCGGTTATGCAAGATGCTACAGCCCTTGCAAGTTTAGATATGGCTACCGCAGATCAAAACACTAAGTTAGCTATTACTCAAGCTCAAAACTTTTTACAAAGAGATATGGCTGATTTAAGTAATGAACAACAAGCTTTAATACTTGATACACAAGTAGAGCAACAAAGACTATTATCTGATCAGGCAGCTACTAATGCAGCTAAACAATTTAATGCTACATCAACTAATCAAATAAATCAGTTTGTAACAAACTTAGCAGCACAAATAGATCAATTCAATAATACACAAGCAAACGCTATGGAACAGTTTAATAAAACAGAAGAGAATAGGGTTGAGGCTATAAATGCCGCTAACGCCATAGACGCAGCTAAATTTAATAATCAATTAAAAACTCAGTTAGAAGAATTTAATGAGCAAATGGATTTACAAAGAGATCAATGGAATGCTGCTAATGCTCAAGCTGTAGAACAATCTAATGTAACATGGCGAAGACAATCTAATACTATAAATACTGCTGCTCAAAATGCAGCCAATCAAGAGAATGCTGCTAAGTCTTTTCAGATTTCAGCAGCAGATCAAAACTTTATATGGCAAGCATTAAGAGATGAAGCAGCTTATTTAAGACAAGGCTATGAGAATAATGAGCAACGTAAGACAACTCTATATGCCACAGCAATTTCTAATGAGATTGATACTGGTGCAATAGGTCTTAAACCTATAGTAGATATTGTAGACGGAATTATAGACTAGGAGAAAACAATGGGATTTTTTAGTAAAATATTCAGGGGTGTTAAAAAAGTTTTTAAAAAGATTGGTAAAGGTATCAAAGGTGTTTTTAAAGGCATTGGAAAATTTATGAATAAAATTGGCATAGTAGGCCAGATAGCTCTTATGTTTTTACCTTTAGGCCCATTACTCGGAGGAATGATGCAGGGGTTTGGGGGTATGGCTTCTACAGTTTTAGGTAAGATGGGTACTATAGGAGCAAATATACTTAAAGGAGCAAAGTTTGTTATAGGTAAAGCTAGTGCTTTTGCGGGTGGAGTAAGAAATACTTTTAGAACTGTTACTCAAGGTGTTAAAACTTTTGCAAGCGAGTTTACTAAAACGGCTCTAAACAAAATAGGTTTTAATCCTACTAAGTTTGGTTGGAAAGCAGGTGGTAGTTTTGATCAGTGGGTTACATCGGGTAAAGGACAAAGCTTTGGAGATGCTTGGAGTAAAGTAACTACAAACATTACTGACAATGCTAGTAAGATTCTTGATCCATTTAAGAAAAATATAGTAGCAGACTCCGGTGCTACTTTAGAAAGTATATCTGATAGTACTTTTAAACCAATAGATGAAATAAAAGAATTAAATCCTCAAATACAAAATTGGGATGACATTAGTGGTAAGGCTATAAACTTAGACCCTGATAATGTTTCTCAAGTGTTTGGTGCAGGGCCATTACAATCAACAGCAGATACAGCGATGGCCGCTCAACAAGCTCAACCTTCTTTATTAGATAAGTTAGAATTAAAAGAAACTCCTACAGGTAGTTTAACTTATGATCCACAACTTAAAGATATGGGCTTTACTCCTGATTTAACAACAACTCTCACACCTACAGGAACTAAACCTTCTTATTTAGATAGTCTTACTGATATAAAAACTCAAACATTACAAGATCAAAATTTTAGAATGAAGGGAGTTACAGACACAGGCGGAGGTAGCTTATTAGGTATGCCGAGTACTGGAGATGTATTAGGAACAATGGGCAGCGAAGTACTTAGACAAGGTGTTGCACAGGTAATGACTCCAGAATCAGAGTATTCTTCTCAAGGGTATATGGTGGACGCAGGATACCCTCAAGTATATGGCGCTCCTCAACAAGAAGACTTTATACAAGCAGCGCCTTATAGTAATATGGGCTATCGTGATCCAACGGGTTCTTATGGTTATGGAGTAGGTGATACCAATATTTATTATAATCATATGACTAGACTAGGTTTAACATAAGGAGCTAATAATGGCACTAGATACAATAGATAATCCTGTAGCTTCTGCAATTACACTAAATAGACCGATACCCGGACAGGGGCTTACTACTGACCCTGAGAATCCTATGCCGTGGGAAAAGCCACCAGAGATTACAGAATTAGAGGAAGGTCTTCAATATGTTTTTGGTCGTTTGATAGAACCTAAAATTTATATTTCTATTATGGATGTCATAGATGATGGTACTCCTTTGATGGACGTTGTTCAAGGAATATTGTTTAAAGGTTTTACAGAAGGTAAATGGAATCCAGACTTAATGATGCTTCTCGCAGAACCTACTGCCTATATGTTAATGGCATTAGCTGAAAGAGCTAATATAGATTTCAAAATCTATAGAGGCGAAGAAGAAGATGATAACGAAGAAGAAACTTTATTTAATGTTGAAGTTAGTAAAGAAAAATTAAAAAAGTTAAAAGAGTTTGATACTTCCAAAACAATTCCAAAGGGTATGATCCCTAAAGAAATAGAAGAACAGATTGAAGAACTTCCTGCTTCTGGTTTGTTAGCTAAACCTGAAGAAGAAGAACCTGCAGATAGCTTACTAGGAAGGGTGTAGACATGAGCATTGATGATTTAGGAAGACAGTTAGTTAAAGAAGGTAGGGACAGGCGTGATAAAGTTCGCAAGAGACAAGAGCGATATGAGCGTAGGGCTGCTCTTGCTCAAATTGCACTTCCGATAGGTGCTAAGATTATTGAAGAGGGGTTAATCCAAAAGTCTCAAGATTTTTTTAATTCAGAACAAGTTTTAAATTTAACTAGAGAATTTAATAAAGCTACTACTAAAGGTTCAATGTTTATAAATAACGAACAACAAATACAAAGTGCAGCAGGTGGTAATGCTGAAGCTTGGTTTGAAGATCAAAATTTTGAAGCAGCTAAAACTCAGCTAATGGACACGCTTACAGAAGAACAAATAGGTGGGCCTCAACAATTAAATATGAGGGAAATAGATATAAGAGCAAGAGCTATTGCTAGAGACATGGCAGTCAACCAAGCAAAAGAACACAGAGAAGGTCTTGCGGTTGCTCTTAATTTAGGAACTAAAGAAGAATTTGATTCTGAACTTGCTAGAAAATTAAAACCTACTACACCTACAACTATTGTGGGGGCGGTAGGAAGATGGGCTAGTACTAAGCTTGGTGGTCAATCTACCGCAGAAAGACAGGCAGATGCCATTAATGATTTTAAGCGTGGTTATCAGTTTACTTCTACACAGCAAATGGATGCGGCTGTAAAAGAGTTTCAAACAACAAATAACTGGCGTTCTGCTTTTATTAAAGCCGCTAATACTGCTGAAGGTTCTGAAGGACAGGGTTATTGGGCTGACAAAATTAAAGAATTTAGAGGAATGAAACCCTACGAAAGGGCTCTAGAAACTAATTTGAATGTAGTTACTAGACCTGATGGGACAAAAGTTCTTGAGGGATGGACACAAAGAAGGAACGTAGATGGTTCGATAATACCAGATTCTATAACTCCTATTGACCAGAAAATAGTAGGTATTGATCCTGAAGCGGCTAGGCTATATGATATGAATTTTAAGGAAGCCTTAAAAAGGATGTTTGATCCTTTGAAAGCTTCAGAAAAATATTTAACTCAAGAGGGTGTCGATGCCTATGAAGCTGTTTTAAATTCAAAAACAGATGCTGATAATAATATCTATAGTCGTTGGGATTTTAATGGTGCAGAAGAACATCAAGTATTGTTTCAAACTTTCAGAGACTTTATTAGTGACCCTGCAAATGAAAAATATATAATACCACAATATACACAAGCTCAAATACTAAAACAACGAGAACTTCTTGCTTCTGAATGGTTTGGAGATATATTAGCTGAAGTAGATGCAACTAAAGCTAGAGAAATACGCTCTACGTTTAATGAAGAATTTGAAGGTTATCAAAAATATTATTCGGAAGAGTCAAGGGGTAGAGAGAGTACTCCACCTACGTTATCTCCTGAATTTGTTACAGCTTATGGTGATGGAGATGAGACTCTGGCTAGACAAAAACTTAGAGAAGCTGTAATTGCTTGGAACACTAGAGAGTGGGTGGAGGATGAAATTTTTAATGGTACTGATGAGGAGATAAATAGTGCGATAGGGATTAACTCTTCAGAAGAAACAAATGAAGACGAAGATACTGGCGAAAATCAGACTAGTGTTATACCAGAGAACAGGAGGTCTTCATTAGAAGATTTGGTTGTTCAACCGTGGGAAGTACAAGTAGCAAACGCTGAACTGGATTGGCCTGATGAGTATAAAAAACTTCAGGAGATGTTAGCAAGGGCAGGTGATATATCAAATAGAAGAGAGCGACAAAGTCAGGAACTTAGAATACAAAATAAAATAGATAATTTTGTATCAGATAGAGAAGCAGAAATAGCAAGACTATCTAGGGTAGATATAAATCAAAGAGGACGTAGAATAGTTGGCCCTAGTGCAGAAGATCTAGAACAAATAGCAAAGCTTGAGGAAGAGATAGCACAATTTATAGCTATGCAAGATTCGAGTGGCTCTACTATTCTTTCCGCAGGAGGAGATGATTAATGCCTTTTCCTCAAATGCCAACTAGGACAGTTACGTTTGAAAATGGAGAAACGTATGATAATGTGCCTAACGATATAAAAACTTTTGAAGATTATCAAGCTTATAAAGAATCAGAAATAAGAAAAAGACATTTTGATGATCCTACTAGATTATCTCCTCAAGATGTGGATAATCCTTTTCATCGTGATTTAAAAAGATTTTATAAAAGTACTATAGGTCAACCTTTAGATTTTGTAAGAGCAGCAGTTACTAAAGGTGATGCTACTATTGGTGAAAGGATGGAAGAGATTAGAGAAACCAGAGCTACAGAGCTTTCTGAAATGGAAAGAAAGGGTGAGTTTTCTTATAGAAGTTTATTGTATGCTGACCAAGAGGAACAAGATATAATTGTAGATGAAGATGGTTATGCTACTCTTCCTGAAACTTTAGCGGGTACTGGTCTACACATAGGTAGTTATTTTGCAGGAGGCTATGGAGTTGCTAGGGGGCTTTCAAGGCTTGCGCTTAAAGCTCCGAAAGCCTTTAAAAAATTAACAGGAAAGTATGGTAGAACCTCTTCATTTTTAAAAGGAACTAGCACAGGTATTTTAACTGACCAGTGGATTACTAATCCTAATGAAGGTAATCTTGTCTCTATCTTTGCAAAAGACACGGGAGTTAGTGATGAAGAATTAAGCATACTAGGTGAGTATGTTCAAAGTGTAACTCCTCTTGAAGAAGATTCTGCTTTAGAAAAACGATTTAAAAATATTGCGGGTAATCTTCCTTTTGATTTTATTATTGGTTTAGGAGGAATGACAAAATACGCCTATGCTAAAAGTAAGGGTAAGCTTCCTAGTCAATTAACTACTGATGATAAGGCAGATATGGTTAAGCGGGGTTTAGACGATACTCGCAATGAAGTTGTTCCCCCATCTACTGTATCTAAATTAACAAGCGGGGCTGAAGTTCAAGATATTGATGAGTTTAATCAAGTAATAAAACAAGAAGAAGGGTTTTTGGGGTGGAGAAAATTAAAACAAAGGTATTTTACTACGAGAGGTTACAATACTGTTAAAGGTCAAGACGCTTTTGAAGATAGTATGAATGCTATGCGAAAGACTAACAATCAAGGAGAGCATACATCTTTAAGATTAAAAAATTCTATTGATTCGATTGTTAAAAATACTGGCGATGACGAAATGGCTAAACGAGCGATGGCTTTCTTAACTGATTCAAGAACTATAGTAGTAAGAGACAAGAAATCTTTTTCAAAAAATTTCTTAAAGGAAGGAAAAAGGGCAGGAAAGTCTAAAGCTTTTATGGAGAGGATGGGTGAAAGACAACAAAGGGCTACAAGACTTAAAGAACTTTTAATGTCTGATACTATCTCACACGAAAAGAAAATTTCTTTAATAACTAAAAAATATAATTTAAGTAAAGAAGTAGCTGAGAATGCTTTAGAAGCTAGATTACTAATAGATAATCTTTCTAAACAAATTATTCAATCTCCTTCAGTTAAGAAAGAATTAAAAAGAAAACTTACAGCTAACTTAGGTTTTTACATGAATAGAGCATACAAGCTTTTTGAAGATGGCAACTATACTCCCGAAGCAGTTGTTAGAGAAAAAGCAAAAAAGCATCTTATTAGAAAATATAAAAAAGAAAAGCAGTATGCTAAGTTTACTCAACAAGAATTAGAAAATACAGCCGACTCTTATTTATCATCTTTCTTAGCTAGAACAAAGGGAGAGTATAAAACTACTGTAGGAAGACCTCACAAAAGTTTAAAAGACCCTATCCTTGAAGCTCGAAAAGATATACAAGAACCTTTGAGAGAAGTTATAGGAGAAATAACAGACCCTTCAGACGCTTTAATATTAACTGTAAATAAAATGTCTAAGCTTTATCAACGTGATAAATTTCTAACAGACATGAATAAAATAGGTACAGATCAGGGATTTATTATAAAGGCTAAAGACCCTAGACCATCAACCGGAGAGTGGGTAGAAATAAAAGGTGCAAGCAAAGCTTTAGATGGTAAGTTTACTACCCCCTTAATGAAAAAGGTAATAGACGATCAAGAACAATATTTGTTTAATGAGGGATACTCAAATAATACTATTGTAAAAAACTTCTTATCTATGAAAGGATTTGCAAACAAAGCAGCTACAGTATTTAATCATATCACAGTAATAAGAAATTTTTTAGGCGGTGTCCAAGCTAACGTAGCTAATGGCCTTACTCCTTTAAAACTATTTGGACAGGGTAGAGGTACAGAAACTTTTAAAGTTTTGTTTAATGAAATACGGAAGGGAGGTAATAAAAAATTAGAAAAACTACATGAAGAATTTTTAGAATTAGGTATTATAAATACTAACGTAAAACTTGGAGATTTAAGAGCTTTAATAAATGAAGGTGCTAATGCTAGTAGTGTAGATAATTTAGCAGGAAGGATAAAGAATATTCCTTTGGTTGGTAAACCATTGGCGGGTACGGGTGATTTTGCAGAAAAACTTTATATGGGGATAGATGATTTTTTTAAAATAAATGCTTTTGAACATGAGCTAAGTGTTTTAAAAAGAGCGCATGAAGGAAGTGGTATGTCTCTTCCAGATTTAAAAAGAATAGCGGCTGAAAAAGTAAAGAACACTTACTTTAATTATGATAGAGTTTCTAAAGGAGTTAAGGCTATGCGTCAATCTCCTTTAGGAAGTTTTGCTTCTTTCCCTGCTGAAGTTATCAGAACAAGCGGCTATATTGTTGGTACAGGATTGCAAGAACTTACCTCTGGTAATGCAGTCTTAGCAGCTAGAGGAGCAACTAGACTTGCAGGATTTATAGGTAGTGGAACTGCATGGGGGGCTGTATCAGAAATTTCAAAAGCCAAACTTGGTTGGAGTGAAGAACAACAAGATGCCGCACAAGTGCTTACTGAAACTCCGTGGTCAAAAGATTCTCCTAGAATTTTTCGTACTACTGAAGACGGAAGAATTTTTTCAGCAGACACAAAATATATAGATGCTTATAACACAATTAAACAACCTTTAATGACAGTAATTGCTGACACAGAAAGAGGACGTATCACAGGAGAAGAAATTCCTGAAGCAATACTTGGGGCAAGTCTTTCTGCTTTTAAAGAACTAGCAAGTCCTTTTGTTTCAGAAGCTATTATGACACGTTCTATAACAGATGTGTATTATGCTTACAGAAATCCTAATGGAGTAACTCCCGATGGGAAAGACTTGTTTGCCCCTGAACAAAATAATTTAGAAAGAGCAGCTAGTGTAACTGGTTATCTTTTTAATAATTTAATTCCGGGCGGTGGTGGTGCTATCCAAAGAATAGTAGAGGCAAAGACAGGAGCAATTAATCCTTATACTGGTTTTCCTAAAAGAGATTTGGATATGGAAATATCGGCTAATTTTACTGGTGTAAGATATAATGAATTTGATCCTAAAGCACAAGTAGAGTTTGCTCTGACTAATTACAATAGAGAACAAAGAAGATTAAATCCCATCAGAGGAAATTATACTACTACTGTAGAAGACACAGTAAATGATTATGCCTCAAGACAAAGAAAGAGATATGTTCTTCAACAAGAACTTTTTAGAAAAGTTAAAGCAGCTCAGTATTTTTTAAATAATAGTGATCTGCGAAATTTATTGGAAGAAAGAAATTTTTCTAAGTCCTTTGCTAGAAATATTTTGGATGGTAATTTTACTGCTGAAACAATTACAGATTCAACAGTAGAAAGTATTAGGAAGAGATCAGTTAGGGAAGAAGGTGTTACTACTAGTACTATAAGAAGACTATTGCAACAAAGATATGCTAGTATGAACTACACTAATTTACATATGCCTGAAGAGGATGGGGAAGAGTGAGCAAACTTTTAGATAAACTAAGAAAAAAAATTAAAATTGAAGGTGGGAGCATGGGTTCTTCTAATTGGCCTTCAGTATTAGTTCCTCAAGCACCTGTTGAGCCTGATGAAAGGAAAGATAAAATGACAGGGCTTCCCTATGCCATGCAAGCAGGAGGGGCTTTTGAAGATACAGAGGATCGTATAGGTCTTGCAAGTGGATGGGCTGAAGCTTTAAGACTTGTGGGTAGAGCAACACGGGGAAGAGGCGCTCCTTCTTTAGCATCTGATATAAGACCAACTACAAAATTTAAAATAGATGATGACATAAAAGATATATTAACAGAATTGCGATTCAGAAATAAAGATAATTTTATAGACCCTTATGATCCTAGTTATTCTACTACCCATCTTAAAATAAATAATGAGGCAGAGTTTGAAAAATATTTATTAGACAATGAGAACATAGATTTAAAACATTTTAATACTCTTCCTTTAGAAGAAAGGGAAACACTTATAGATATTTTTAATGTTACAAAGAGTGATATAAAAAGCGCTGATGATTTGCTTGGTTATAAAAGAGATAACGTAGAGTATCATACTGTTCCTGATGAAAGATATACTATAGCTAAAGGTGAAAAGAAATCTCAACTTTTAGCAAAGCTAAATACAGAACTTGATTCTGTTCCTGTAGAGGATATAGAAATTGCAAAAAGATATGCAGATAATATACCTAAAATAGACACAACAACCTCTTCTCCAACGATGACAAAGGAAGAATTCTTAGAAGGCTCTATTGAAAAAGAACCACAATATAATGCTAGTTTTTTTGGTAACACAAAACACGTTGCTCGATTATCTACTAAAATACCAAGAGAGCTTGGTCTTCATGTGGGTAAAAAAGGTCATGCCGAAACTATGTATATAAGAGGTAGTGTTCCTAGAGGAGAAAATATAATAGAAGAAGCAGGTATAGATTATTATATGTCTTTTCCTGATGTAGTTGATGAAATTGATGCAAAAGTTTTAACGAATAATAAGGGAGTTCCTGATGAGCTAATGGATACTCTTGTACAAGAAATGTCTGAGGTAAACCCAACAATTAAAAAGATAGGAGGGACTGAGCCTATCTTACAAAAAGGTTACATTAATGTAAAAACTCCTTTTGTATTGAATACTGATATGATCAACTGGAATCCTTCTAAAATTTTTGGGGGATTTGATCCTGAAGGGGCGCTTAAATTAGATGAACAAGCAGATATTTTAATAAGAGCTTTGGAATCTCAAACAAAAATACCTGAAGCAAGGGCTAAAATAATAGTAGATAAGTTAGCAGAAGACATTAATTCTTTAGTTGCGAAGAAAGACCTTATAGAAAAAGAAGGGTTTGTAGGAGATGTATACGAACACAGTATGAACGTACTTACTAGAGAAGCTATGCAAGACTTGGGATTCGACAGCATTAAGTATAAAAACATAGGAGAACTCGCAAGGGTTTCAGAGAAACAAGCGGGTGGTCACTCTTATATATTGTTTAGAGATGATCAGTTTGCTACTGACTTTGCTAAAGATGCTCCTTTTATGAGACAACCAAGAACATTAAGAAAAACTATTCCTGAAGTACAAAAAGCGTATGACGATTTAAAAGCAGGTACTATTACATCTGATGAATATGACAAGATAGTAAATAATACTGTGTACCCATACGAGAAAGTACCTCCTCCAGAGACAGATGAAGCAATGTTTAAAGCTTTGGCTGAACCTAAACGCAAAAATCTTAACACTCCATTTGAGGAAGGGCAAGAAGTAGGGCTGAGATTGGACATTCCTGCATATTTAAGCAAAGAAAACTCTGCATGGGTTCCTACAATACACGTTAATGGAAAACCGAAGGGACATCAATCTACTGCTGCAATAAGAGATGTTGATTTTACGAAGAGTGTTTCAAAAAAATACTCAACTGCTGAGTTGGCTCAAGGAGTTATGGAAGGTAAAGAAAAATCTCCTTTTGCTCAGATGATGGGTAAATATATTGATAGAGATGCTAAACAAAACTATGATGCTGCGGTTGAAGCCCTAGATAGTGACGAGTGGATACAGGTAGGCTTTGACCCTAGAAGACACTCTTTCTTTTATGATAGAGTAACAGGACAGCCAGTAGCTACAGCAGAAGAAGTAATACAAGTAGGGCCACTAGTGTTGGCTAAGAAAGCTACATATGCAGACAGGTCTTTATATCCTTATGCAACCGGAGGCAAAGTACTACGAAGTCTTGGAAGAAAGCAATATAGTTTAGGAGGTAAGATAAAAAACGCACTAGCAAAATTAATAGGGCGTGGGCCTGAACAACAAATAAATACTTTTATAGAATCAGTTAATTTAAATAATGAATTAGTAGATAAAGGTTTATTGGGAGCAAACCAAAGACTTAAATATGCTGAATGGGAAATGACAAAAGATAAAGAAGGTAGTCCTGTACCTGTTAAAGATGAAAGAGGATACAAAGTACCTGCAAGATTTTTAACTGAAGAAGAAGTTAGAAACTTTGATAGAGCTAATATTGCAATGGGTATATCTGGCAATGAAGAGGCTTTTAATGCAATTCAACACGCTTTATTGGGGTATGATAATGCAGGTTTAACCGCCCCACTTATTCAAGGCAGAGAAATTCTATCAGCAAGAAAACAAATAGAGCTAGGGAATGATCCAAGAACAGAGCATGTCGATAGATGGAACAATAGCTTTGGTATAAATGCTAGAAGAAGAGGTATTCCTAGAGAAGAATTTAAATATACTAATATAGTAAACAGTTTGGCAGATGTTGATGGTCAAGGAACTGACTCAAAGGGACGAAATAATATACCTTTACAAAGAGGAGTTGATCTTATAAAAAATATAAAAGATGTTCCTTCAGATTTTATATCTAGAAATTTAGAAGGCTCTACTGCAGGGACAGGAATTTCTATGCCCCCAAGAGATCAAATAAATACAGGCGGTAAAATACTAGGAAGTCTCCATAGGAACTGCACATGAAATACTTCACAGAAGATGAACTGAAATGCTCTCACTGTGGTAAGAGTGGTATGGACTCAAACTTCATGGCTAGAATAGAGGCACTCAGAGAACAGTTGGGGTTCCCTTTCCCTGTGAACAGTGCTTACCGTTGTCCAGAACACCCCATAGAAGCACGTAAAAGTAAAGCCGGAGCGCACTCTACTGGACACGCAATAGACATTGGGGTACGAGGAGAGAAAGCCCACACGCTATTAGACGCTGCTTTAGAGGCAGGGTTTACTGGCATAGGAATAAATCAGAAAGGAAGTAGCGGTAGATTTATACATTTAGATGACATAGAAAATTCAACAGATCGGCCTAGACCGACAGTATGGAGTTATTGATATGAAATATTTACTACTAATAGGAACATTATTATTTAGTTCACTGGCTTATGGAAGCCCCACTTATGTAGATGATGTGGCTAAAATAATAAATAATAATTGTGTTGTGTGTCACCGTGACGGTGGTATTGGCCCAATGCAGTTTGAAACCTATGACCAAGTACGCCCGTGGAGTCCACTAATACAACTCAAGGTAGCTAGTCGTGAGATGCCGCCCTATGCTTATGATCAAGATATAGGGATACAGCAATTACATGGTGATTGGAGGCTCTCTGAGGCTGATATAGACACGATAGTAGAGTGGGTAGCCACGGGATCAGAGTATGGGGATACGGACGTTGTAGTGCAGCCTCCGAGCCTCTCAGACCCAAGCCAGTGGAATTTCTACGGAGACTTTGGAGAGCCTACATTGGTTATACCATCTATACCTATAGATATTCCAGCCACAGGAAATGATTTATGGCACAAGCATAATGTAGCCAGTGGATTAACTGAAGACAGATGTATCAAAGCTATTCAAGTCAAGCCTAGAGGTGATGCTAAGAGTGTAGTACATCACGCCAATAGTTCTGTCACTGTAGATGGTGAGAGATATGGGATGCTAACAGAGTATGCAATGGGCAAGTGGGGAGAGATAGTACCAGAGGGTGTATGCCGAACTATTCCGGCTGACTCTGAGATAGCTTGGGATATTCATATGTTCCCCGGAGGTCTTGGAGCAATAGCCCCCGGCACAGTTATAGAAGATAACGTAGTAGAGATAGGGCTGTGGCTATATTCTCCAGAGGAATCTAAAGAACTTGCATATGCACAAGACTTAAAGCTTTACAGAATCAGCCAACAAGAAGATATTGCTATCCCGCCTCACGGCTATAGCATGACGCAGGGCTTTCATTCTTTTGATCATCCTGTTCGTATAGACTCTTGGCAACCTCACGGTCATCTTAGGATGAACGCAGCAAGCTTTGAGATATTCTATCCAGACACAGGAATGACAGAGCAGATTAGTCAAGTATCTAACTGGAGTGCTACATGGCATCACAGTCATATATATGAACCAGACTTTGCACCGCTTCTTCCAACAGGAGCAGTACTAATTCTTAAACAATGGTACGACAACACTAAAGACAACCCAAATAACCCTGACCCCGATATGTGGGTTGTAGGCGGGAGTAGAACAGGGGATGAAATGACCCATGCTTGGATTGCTGTTACACATCTTGATGAAGAAAAGTATCAAGAACTTTTAACCGAAAGAAAGAACAGGAGGATGATTGCGGCACAATGAAAAATTTAGGGCTAGTTATATTGATACTAATTACGGGATGTAGCGGAAGTGAAATAGCTTTACAAATACAAGAATATCCTGAGTGGAATTGGGTAAATCAAAATGTGTTTATGCACAATGTGAGAACTTGTAGAAGTATGGATATATGCGCTGCTGAACATTTATTCATTAGATAATTAGGGGGCAGTAATGATTGAAGTAACAGTAGCTATTGCTGCTGCTAGTCGTGCCGTAACGCTTATAAAAAAAGGATTAAGTTTAGGAAAGGATACACAAGAATTAAGCTCTCAATTTGCACAGTTCTTTGATGCAAAAGATAAGATTGATAAAGCTAAAGCTGATGCAACTAACGCTCCTTTAGGTAAGAAGGTATTTGCGGCTCAATCTGTGGAGGCATATGCACTAGAAGTAGCACTGGCAGAACATAAAGCTAAAGAACTTGAAAAACAATTAAGAGAACTTTTTGTATATAGTGGTCAGGCTGATGTTTATAGTTCCATGATGAGAGCCAGACAACAAGAACGTCAAAGACGATTACAAGTGGCTAGAGAAATAGCCAAACAGAAAAAATTTATATTTGATTTAGGTTTGATAGGAGTTATATTTACAACTGTAATAGTACTAGTAGCCTTTTCAATATACGCAATAGCAGGAGTATAATATATCATGTTAGCACTTTATACAGAAAAACAACTGGGCGCAGCTTATCAAATATACGCCCGTGTCCATGCCTCTAATGAGTTAGATATAGTAGACTTTGAAACATATCGGACTATATTTGAAAATCAATTTATGGCTATGTCTGAACCTGATGGAATTTTTGATGGAACAGCAAGTACAACGCATTAAGCATGAACGCAAAGAAGTTAGAACTACAATCTAAGTACGAGCAGTTTGATCTAGATAAAGATGGGATTGTAAGTGATGAAGAAATAGATCGTGCTAAAGAAATGATTGACTTAGAGCTAAGAGAAGAGAAATCAGAAGCTCAAAAGTTAATGGCATGGTTAGCTATAATTGTTATGACAGTTACTACTATAGTATTGTTCACTCCCATTATTCCAGACAGCAGAGTGAACGCCCTTTCCGACCTATTAGGTTTATTTTATTTCTCATTGTGCGGAATTGTAGGTACTTATATGGGTGCTACAGCTTTTATGCACAAGCCTAGTAAATAATATTATGGTACACTCTTTACTTCTTCCTGTATGAAATCATGGAGGGGTTCTAATTTTCTACGTCCTTCCTTAATTATTCTTTCTATAATATCCACATCTCCTTCCATAAAAATTTTTCTTGCATCCTCTACAGGAAGGTGACTAAACTCAGTCACAATGTTTCCTTCTTGAGTCAAAAGAACTTTAAAAGATATTATGTTTGCTTCTTTATTATTGTTCATCAGACTACACGCTTGCAAAGTTTATGGTTTCTACATTTCCTTTCAACCCTGCCTTCATATAGGTAGTGGCTCTCCCTTCAAAAAAGTTTTGATGTTCTACTCCTAAGACATCATCTAGCCATAACAGAGGATTATCGCTTACTTTAAAGTTAGGCTTCAGTCCTAACTGCAACAACCTTCTGTCTGCTATATACCTTATATACTCTTTCATTTCATATTTTGTTAGTCCCTGCATGTCTCCCATTTCAAATACTAAATCTAAAAACTTATCTTCCAATTTTACCATCTCCCTACAGACCTGATAGATTTCTTTTTTAAAATTATCTGTCCACATATCTACATTCTCTTTTATAAATTCTCTAAAGAGCTTTGTCATTGCTTCAACATGAAGTGATTCATCCCTTATGCTATAAGTAACTATCTGACCCATGCCTTTCATTTTACCAAAGCGAGGAAAGTTTAAGAGTATAGCAAAGCTACTAAAGAGTTGTAGCCCCTCAGTAAAGGCTGAATAGATTGCCAAGTTCTTAGCTATAGATTCTTTATTATTAAGTTTAAGAGGTGACTTCCTTATATAATCATGCTTATCAGCCATCGCCTCATACTCAGCAAATGCTTTATACTCAGTCTCAGGCATCCCCACAGTATCTAAAAGAAGACTATAGGCGTGTTGATGAATTGATTCCATATTAGCAAAAGAACACATCATCATTCTTGCTTCTGGATTTTTAAACACACGCATATATTTATCTATATAACCAGACGCTACATCTACATCAGACTGTGTAAACAATCTGAATATCTGACTCAATAAATTCTTTTCGGGCTTGCTCATGTCTTGCCAATCTTTAACATCATTATGTAAGGGTACATCTTCTGGCAACCATATCATTTGATTCTGTTGCACGTAGTAATCGAACATCCACGGATAATCAAAAGGCTTATAATAGTCTCTAGTTGATAACAAACTCATTCTACTGCTCCTCTTTTCTTTTAATTTTGTTATGCAAATACATGGCTGACCAACAGCCTAAAACTGCACCAGCGGCTAGTTTCCATACTACATCCAAGCTTGCGCCTAGTTGTACTATATTAATAATAATATATACTTCTGTAAAGGCCATAGCTAAACTAAAGATAGGCACAAATAGATAATCATTAAATGCAACATTTCTTTGTTGGAAGGCTTTAACGAATACCGAAATATAACTAGCTAGAATTAGTGTCATCAAACTCATACTCCCAATAATCTATAATCATACCTTTTGGTACAACCATTATAGCATTTACATATTCTTTATCTTTATCGTTATGATAAATATCAGTCGAAAGAATAATTTCGTTCTCATTGTCTGCTACTAACCAGCCGACTGTTGAGCGTAGTATAGGTTTTAATTTCTTTGCATCAACAACCAGAACATCTTGTGTATCTATCCAAGCATCTTCCCATTTTATCTCTACAACTTTAGCCTTCACAACTTAGACACCCTTCTTCATCTAATTTTATCCGGGGTATTTTTATGTTCACGTTTTCTGTCCCTCTCGCAGAATCAGAACGTAAGTAGTACAAAGATTTTAGTTTGTTTGCCCCCGCCCAATGAACATCATTAACGTACTGCAAAAAATCATTGTGGGTTTCTTGAGAAGCATTGTGATCTGGTGGTTTGAAAAATAAATTAACGCTCTGACTTTGACAAATGTATTTCTGTCTCTGTTCTGCGTGTTCTATTATCCATATTTGATTTATTTCGGGAGCAGTTTTAAATACTTCTTTCTGCTCATCAGATAATATATCTAGATGTTGAACTGATCCTTCATGGGCTACAATGTCCTTCCAGATTTCTTCTATTTTCTTTTTAGTAGGCACAAGCTCCAATAAAAGATCATCAAGATATTTATTCTTGACTTTAAAACTTCCTGTTAAAGTTTTGTGTGTATAAACATTAGCCCTATTAGGCTCTATAGAGGGGCTTGTACCGCCACATATAATAGAACTAGAGGCGTTAGGGGCAACTGCAAGTAAATGTGCATTGCGCCTTCCGCTTCCCTTCATGTCTGGACACTCTCCACGATCTTCGGCTAGTTGTCTTGTAGCCGCAGATGCTCTATCCTTTATAAAAGAGAATGCTTTGTTATTAAAAGAGGAAGCCCACATACTTTCAAATGCAATGTTATTTTTTTGTAGGTAACTATGGAACCCCATTGCTCCTAAACCTATAGACCTTTCTCTCATGGCTGAGAAAACAGCTTTAGAATAACCAGCTTGATCTTTGACTCCATCAATAAAATTCTGGAGTACATTGTCTAGCATAGTTATGAGATCAGATATGAAACTGTCTTCTTTAGACCACTCATCAAAGTGTTCTAGGTTTACACTAGACAGACAACAAACCGCCGTTCTCTCTTCGTTTGTAGGTAAGATTATCTCAGAACATAAATTACTCTGTCTTATTTCTAGTCCTATCCTTTTCTGTTCTTCTGGTAAAGCCTCATTACATATATCTAAATTAACAAGGTAAGGTTCACCAGTTTCCATTCTTGTTTGAATAAGTTGGAACCACAGGTCACGGGCTAAGACTGTCTTGACTGCCGTGTTAGTCTTGGGATCGATTAATCTCCACTCTTTATCTAGCTTTACTGCGTTTAAAAACTCATTCGATATGTTAATAGCATTATGAATGTTCAAACATTTTCTATTTAAATCCCCGCCTGTAGTCTTACGCATGTTTATAAACTCTTCTACTTCGGGATGGGAGATGTCTGTGTAAGCCGCATAGCTCCCTCTCCTTGTTACGCCCTGATTAAAGGCTAACATCTGAGAGTCTACAACGTGCATGAAGGGGATAGAACCAGTAGACTTAGAACCGTTAGCAGTGTCCACACCGTTGCTCCGAACAGCGCCCCAACATCCACCGATGCCTCCACCTCCACTCGCGAGCCATATGTTCTCATCATAGTGGCTAGATAAACCAGTGCGGGAATCAGGAACAAAATTAAGAAAGCAACTGATAGGTAAGCCACGGCTAGTTCCCCCGTTACTAAGGATAGGAGTGCTAAACATGAACCAGAACCTACTAGCATACGAATAAAGTCGCTGTGCAAGATCATAATCAGTATGTCCTTTGTAAGTAGAGCCAAAAATACTGGCACGAGCAAAAGCTTCTTGAGCATGAGTTTCATTCTCCCAAAAATATCTATCTTTTAATGTAGACAAAGCAAAAGAATCTAAATATTCTTCTGTCTCATAGTCTATCTTGATTCCTAAATAATCCTGTCTACCTATTTTGTTTAATGTCATTGGTTGATTTCTTATTCCCTTTCTGATTATTAATTTTATATTTTTTATAATCAGCCTGTTGTTTTTTCTTATTGTATTTAGCTATTCGTTCAGCTTTTCGATCCCACATTTTGAATATCCTTGTATATCTCCTGACGAACTCTGTTCTTTATTTCTTTGTCAGCTTTAGTTATAACTTTAATATCCGTTATTTTTAATTTATAGTTCTCCCAATATGTAGCTTCGGGAGGATCGGTATTCAATTCATACTGCCATACATCCCCATCTATATCCGTAAAGAACATTTCTCCTTTACTCATCATTGTTCTCCTATACCTTTGCAACCTCATTTATAAGTTTATCAAGATACCATTTAGCTTTGTGTAAATCTTTAACATTATCTTTGTACCTAAACCGCCATACATATTTTAAAACATTGCCACGCAAGTAACCTTCGAATTCTTCTTTCGTGGAGGCAGCTTCTAGTGCTTCAATAAATTCTACTTTACCAATGTTATAATGTACTGGATGATTAACATCGTCTTTTAATGATAGGGTGTTACCTTCATCCTTGCTTAGTTCTTTATATACTGTATTCCATTCTTCCGGCGTTGCATCGTCAATACTCATTACTTTATTCTCCATGTGTGAGGTAGTGTGTCTTCGCTATACCATCTAAAATTATTTTTTTCTGCCCATTCTGCGTGGCTACGCTTAGTTCCATCTTTGCGTTTCTTTGCTTGAGGCATAGGGGAATAGGGTTCTGAAAATAAAAATACAAGTTCCGTGTTATTAGGCAATGCCTTTCTTACCCATGTATATTTATTATATTCTTGGTAGTCCCAAAACCTTCCCTTCGCTTCAAGTAAAATTGTTTTACCACCAAAAACTTTTATAAAGTCTGGATGATATTTATGTTCTACAATATATTCAACTGTATCACCATGATGTTCCCATCCTTTCAAAATACCCTGATGTAAATTATATTCCCATTTAGAATCATATGTTTCTGGAACATCCTTTTCTTTTGGTCTGACTATTCTTTGCTTTCTATACCCTTTTCTTATCTTCACTTGCTTCTCTCCTTACAATCTTGAATTGTTATTGAAGATAAATCTTTAGTATAGGACAAAGCCTTTAATTGTTTAACAAACCATTTATGGGTATAAGAACTTAAATGGCAAGTTCCATCATTATAATATAAATGAGTTTGTCTTGGTGAAAAATCTAAGACGTTATCAATATTATACGCTTTAGCGTTTTCTTTGTCAACAAGAGACTGCATCCATTCTAATAAAAGTTCTTTAGCTCTACTCCTTATTACTTTCATTTTCTTAGCGTTCATCTAATAACTTCCTCAACTCTAGGCTCAGACATTACTTTAGTAAAGTAGGATAACCCCTTGTTATATTTAAATGTTCTTAGCCCTTGTCCATCATTAAAATCTTTAAAGCATTCAAATTTATGAGGACAATAGACACAATTCTTATGTAGCTTTTTGTTTCCTTTTTTGCCTTCATACACAGGTTCATAGCATAGCTCAGTAGGGGGCTTAACTTTAGCTAAAGCTTTGAGTGTGTTATTTATTTTATCTTTTATAATAGGTTTATCAAGTTCTTCTGGAGCATAAAAACATAGCTCTCCATTTTCTTTATTGATAACTAAGAAGCCCCCGTTGCTGGTTCCCTCTGCCTCTTCATAACCTGATAGTTGTGGTATGTATCCAAAGGGATCGTCTTCTCTTAGTGAACCATTACTAAATTTTCTAAAAGCATAGCCTGACGCTGTTTTAATATCAACCACTTCGTTATCTATCTTACAATCCATGTGTCCAGAAATTCCCTCAACTTTAATTTCTTTTTGTTCAGAGTCTACAGTATGGTCTGTAAGTCTAGCAAGCATCAACACTACTTCTTCAAGTAAATGCCCATAAAGAAACTTAATAAATGTTTTAGGAGTGTGTGATTCTTTAGATACTTCTGAGTGTTTATCAAACCATAATCTTCTAATAGGCTTTCCTATGTTAGACATCCTTAATGAAAAGGAAGAGTCCCTCTTAGGCGGTCTAGCCCAAGACCTAAGAGCATCTTTCATCTTTTCCCCAAAGTCTTCTATAGCTTCATCAGTAATGTCTAAGTGCTGTCCCTCAGTAAGAGGAGTAAGCGCTTCATAAACATCTTCAACTACTTTAGAAGTTAAATTGTTGTTGTTTGACATATGATTCTTCCTGTATAATTTTCTTGCCCTTACGGACGTTAGGCATATAATGTAGTTCTTCCCATGTTCTTATGCTGTGACAGTTAGCGCACCTAACCTCACACTTTCTTACTTCTTCAAACAATTCTTTTATGTATCCTCTGTTTATTTTTTTATTGGTTAGGTTCACTCTTCGTACCATTCTGGACATTTTTGCAGCGCCTCCTGATGCGGAAGCGTCTAAAAGAATGTGTTTGTTTTCTCTAGTGACATGATCAAAGTGTAATGCTTTGGGATGTTTATTATAACCACAGTCTTTACATCCTCTTTCCATTTTAATTTTATTAAGCTTGTGATATCTTCTATCCCGTATATACTTACTATAATCTCGTGCGCTACAATTAATGCGTTTCACTCCAGTTACTCCCAATTTTATACTCTCCATCAAGAGGACAGTTTAAATTATAATAGTCTGCTGTCTGTCTTATACAGTCAACACCTAATGATCCTACCACAGATGATACTTCTTTGTCAACTTCTATTTGCCACTCATCGTGGATGTTAGCAACAAAGTGTGCATTTAATTTTTTATCTTTGATGTGTTTATCTAGCATGATCAATGCTCTTTTCATTGCGACTGCACCCGCCCCTTGTAGCAGGGTATTGAGTGCGCTGTGCTGTGATCTAATAAATAACCTACGGCCATCTAGTGCTTTGATTGATCCCTTTGTAGCCGCTCTTGATACTCTATCTCTAAGAGTTTTAAGTGATGGGAGATTAGTAAGGAAGCGTTGTTTAAGTTCTCTGCCATCTTTTTTATTTCCTCCAACCACAGTTCCAAGCTTCGCATCTCCGGCTCCGTATATGAGGGCATAGATGAAAGTCTTAGCCTGATTTCTAGATTCAAGTCCTGCAAGCTTTTGATTAGTGGTGTGTATGTCTCCGTTGATGATTTCATTTATGTATTCCTTATCATCCATATAATGTGCGAGCATTCTTAATTCCAAACCAGAAGCATCTATACCTACCAAATCATATCCTTCTGGTACAGTCCAACAAGCCCTACACTCTTTTCCGTAAGGAGAATTTATACTAGGACACTGTGCCATGTTAGGACTTCGATGCGTCATGCGTCCAGTAATAGTACCATTGGGATTTACAAAACCATGTACTCTCCCATCCTCTTCTAAAGAATCAAACCAAGAACTTATCTGTGCTATCCTCTTCTGATACATAAGATAGTCAGCTATAAGTTTAGCTTGAGGTATACCCTTTATCTTTTTAAGAGTGCCTTCATCTACAATAGGCTGACCTGTAGGTGTAAACTTAGTAGGCTTCCACCCAAACTCTTGTAGGTACTCACCTATTTGTTTACGTGAACCTAAGTTAAAAGGAATAACTTCTTTCCTTACCACTACATTGTCAGACTGCATAACTACATATTCACTAGTAGTTAGTCTAGCCCTACGGAGAGGCTTTGTATATTGTATCTCAGCCATCCTAGATAAAGAGCCGTCCTTATTATAGGACGGACGTAATGTAGTATAGGTAGTGTGTGGTTTAAATTCTTTATGTACTTCTGCTACTACTTCATTAAGCTTCTCATTTAACTCTGCTGTTAATAGAGATGCCATCTTCTCATCAAACAAGAAGCCATGATCCCTTTGGTCATTTAAAATTCTAGCGGTCTCTTGTTCTAAGTCTATAGATTCTCTACTAAATCCGTTGGTTTCTAGTTTAAGTCTGTCATAAACTCTCTTGTTAAGAACAGTGTCACGTTCACAATACTTAACCATATCCATAGAGAAGTTTTTAAAATCATCGTACTCTATCTTAGGCAAGCCGAGTCGGAAGCCCCATGATTTTAGACTATGCCCTCCATCCCTCACAGGATTTA